TTGAAGGGCGGTGGCCCGAGGAAGGCGAGCGCAACGAGGCGGTGCACGAACTGCTTGCGGCTCGCGCCCGAGGTGTCTGTCAGGACGACGTAAAGATGGCCGCTTGGCATTGCCGCCGGCCGGAGTAGGTGGCCCGCTGCCCAGCCACCGACGGAGCAGCGGCGCCTCACGCGGCCGCAATCGCTCACCTCGTAGGCTGGATAGCCTGGAACCTCGCGCCAGGTCTCGTCGATCGATGGGCGAATGTATTGAGCATCGCTCTTCACAAGCGTGTCTCCCAGCAGCGTGTGGCGTAGGGACAGAAGCGGCACAGGAAGAAGTCGGGGGCCTGGGCGATGCGCGGCGGCAGCTCGCCGGCATCGGCGGCGCGCAAGATGTCGACGGCGTGGTCCGACAGGCGCTGCGCCTCGGCCGCGTCGAACGGCACCGCCTCGTGATGCAGCGCGAGCGTGTCGCGGTTCAGCGCGGTCAGCAGCGCCACCTCGAGCTCGAGGTAAGCCATGTAGAGCTGCACCTGCGCGAAGTAGATCGGCTTGGAATGGCGCAGGCCGTGCTTGACCAGGTCGGTCCAGGATCTCTGGCCGAGCGCCTTGTGCTCCCAGAGGGCGGGCCAGCGGATGCCGACATCAGGCCCGGCGACGATTACGCCATCGGCGTGGCCGCGCAGGCGCCCACCCGCGGCTGCGAAGCCGAACTGCTCGCCATCGCCGCCACGATCGCGCAGATCGAAGCCCGCGAGACGCAGCCAGCGGATGGAGAGCGCCTCGAATTGATGGCCGGCGTCGAACACGCGCAGGATGCCTGCGTCGAAGTCGCGGTCCTTCGGCGCGTGGGTGATCTCGTAGACCAGCTTTCGGGCGCAGGGCTCGCCAACCCGGCTGCCACCGAGATAGTCGCGCGGCGTCTGCCGGCGATGCCGCGCGAGCAGGGCGGCGTCGATTTCAGCATTCACGCGCGCCGTCACGGCGACAGCGCCTTCGCGGCCATGGTCGAGGCGCCCATAGACCGCGCCAGAGCCGTGGTTCAGGTCGAGCAGCACCGTCACCTCAGAAGGGGATGGGATCGTCGAGCGGATCGCGCTCGGCGGCCTGGCGCTGCATCGAGGCCTGGAAGCCGTCGACGCAGGCCTCGATGATGCGGTCGATCTCCGCCGCGCTGCGGTCGTGGAACGGCGCCATGAGCTTGAGCTCGACCAGCACCTCGGCGAGCGGCCGCCGCGCCTCCTTGATCGCGCGCGCCTCCATCTGCGTCTTGTCGATCATGCCATTCGATCTCCGCGCGAGCGCGCCACCGGCGTCGCAGCAGGCCATGCTGCAGAACCGGTGATGCGGGAACTCGCCGAGCCGCATCTCGTGCACGTAGCCGAAGCCCTTCGCCTCGCGGCTGCACAGGGCGCACACCAGGCGGCGAACCTGGTCGTCCGGCGTGCAGCGGGGCAGCGACGTCGGCTTCGCGGCGGGAGTGCGGACCTCCCGTGGCCGGCTCCAGCGTCGGCGCGCCATGCCGCCATCAGCCGTTCAGCCAGGCCGGACCGTTGGCGAGCGGCGCCTGCGGCGGCGGGGGCGCGGTCTGGGCGGGCGGCGCGGCAGCGGGGGCAGCCCATGCCGGGGCGGTGGTCGCCCGCGCCCGGGGCGCGCCCGTGTTGGCCCAGGCGGGCGCCGCCGCGGCGGGCGCGGGAGCGGGGCGGGGCGCCCGATGCGTGGAGGGCGACGGCGGCACCACCTCGCCCGCCATGATGCGCGCGTATTCCGGCTCGCCCGGCAGCACGACCCGGTCGAGCCTGTTCTGGTCGCCATACTCGGCGTTCGTCGATGCCTCGACCTTGATCTTGGCGGCGAAGGTGATGCCCGACAGGTCGGCGAGCCCGCGCAGCACGCGCTTGGCCTTGGCCGCCTCGCTCATGTCCTGCGGGTCGAGGCCGAGCGCGCTGTCGATCATCGCGCGGAAGGTCCCCTTCGAGATCTTCCAGGCGATGGAGACACCCTGCTCATCGACCTTCCCGCCAGCGACCGTGAAGTTCTGCCAGAACTTCCGCTTGGCATGCGGGCCGACCAGCACCGTGAACTCGGCGTCGATCATCTTGGTGTCGCCGCCGCTGCGCGCCGCCTTCAGCAGCCCGCGATCCACCTCGCCCTGGCCGTCGATCCCCCCGGGGCGGATCACCATCGTCACCTTCGCGAAGGTGCCATCCGGGATCAGATCGGAGCTGCGCGGCAGCTCGGCATCGTTCATGTCGTACATCGAGGTCTCCTTTCGGCTCAGGCGATGGGCGCGGCGGGGGCGTTGATCTTGCGGAGTAGCGCGGCGAGGTCGGCGGGCTCGGTCTCGTCGAGCCGGCCGGAGCGGTCCTTCGCCGGCAGGCCGAACCGATTTCCCGCGCGGCACACGAAGCGCCGCTCGGTGCCGCGCTCGGGATCGTGCCGCAGCGTGCCGTCCTCCTCCCGCGCGAAGAGCGACATCGAGATCACCTGGTCGACGATGCCGGGGAGCTCGCGACCGGCCTTGCCGCCCTCCATCTGCGGCTGCCAGGTGACCTTGCCGAATTCGTCGGTGTGCTTCTCCAGGATGCCGACCATGATCGTGGTCTTGCCCGGCGCGTGCTGCAGGTGCTTCAGCAGCCCGATCACCTCGCGCGCCATCAGGCCGTAGGCGCCGCGAACATCGGGCTTGCCGGTCTTTTCGGAGAAGGCCTCGGGCTGCTTCTTGGCCCAAGCCATCGCCTGCCGCGTCAGGTCGGTGATGCTGTCCAGGAAGACGATCGATTTGCTGGCGAGCAGCGCGACCAGCTCGGGATGCAGGCCGGCGAAGTGCGTGTAGTGCTGCTGCGAGAAGAACGCCTCCGGCGCCGCGGCGGGGTTCGGGCCACCCACCAGCGAGGCGAGCACCACCATGTCCTCGAAGCAGCGGACGGGGATGCTGTCGCCCGGCCAGTCCTGGACGGACTTCATCCCGGCCTCGAGGTCGATGCAGACCGTCTCGCTGGGCGCCAGGCGCTTCAGCTGCGTCGTCTTGCCGACGCCGGTCGGCCCGAACAGCGCGATGGTGGTCTTGTTGGCCGCGCGCGACAAGCGCTCGTCGGCGGTGACGATGCGGAGTGCCATCAGCGCGACCCTCCGATGGCAGGGCGGATGCCCGGCCCGTGCGGGCTGTCCCTCAGGGCGACGTCGTTCAGGATGGTGAGGCGGTAGCTGGGCTTTCCGGTCCGCACCGTGCGCGCCGGCTCGAAGGCGCCGCGGATGCGCTCGGGCCAGGCGGCGTAGGCACGCTCCGAGACCTTGAAGGTGAGCTCGACATACTCGCCAGGGTCCTCGCCGCCGGCGCGGATCTGCTCGACCAGCGCGGCGAGACGCCGCTGGTCCCATTCCACCCGCTTGGGCAGTTCGACGGCGACCTCGACGTTCCCATCCTCGAAGCGGACGATGCCGGTGTCCTTGGCCGCCGCGGCGCGGGCGCCAACCGCGCGCTGCTCGTAGCGGAGGGCGATGGCGCCCTCGATCCAGTCGAGGGTGCGCTTGGCGGCGTCCAGCGCCTCGCGGGCATCGGACTGGAGCAACGCGAGATGCTCGGCCGGCAGGGCGATCACCTCGCCCACCGGCAGGTGACGCAGCGCATCCAGGCTCGGACGGTTGGATCGGATGTCCATGGTCAGGCGGCCTCCTGCATGGGCTTGGCGGGGACCATGGAGGCGCCATCGGCGGTGGCCGGGGCTGGCGTCGGCTCCGGGATCCGCAGCGCGCGGCGGAGATCCGCCGGCATGGCGGACGGCGCGATGCGCGCGAGGGCGCTGCGCCGCAACCGCAGGGGGCAGAGATCGGCGATCTCGCACCAGGCTTCGCGCGCCTGGCGCCAGTTGGGCGCGCCATCCAGCAGGAAACGCACCGCCTCCTCGCGCTCCTGCGGTTTGAGACCAGGCGTGAAGGTGCGGCGCGGCCCCTGCGGCGTGTCAATCATCCGCGGGCGGGCGAGGCGCGCATCGGGGGTGGCGGCGTCCTCCAGCGCGCGGTGGATGACGGCCGCGGCGAGCTGGATTTCGGGAACAGGCAACCGTTCGGACAGCATGCAGCGATGCTCCGTGAAGGGCGGGGACGGGTCGGACGGGGAGAAGGAGAAGGACGGGGCGGGGCTATCCGTCGTCGGCCCCGGCGCGGGGCGGATCGCCGGTGGCCATGGGCGCGCCGACCAGGTCGGCGGGGGTGAGCGCGATGCCCTGCGCGGCGGCCAGCGCCAGGAGGCGTTGGTGGTGGCGCGCGGGGATCAGCCCGCCGCTGCCGCCGCGGTGCTTGGGCAGCGCCCAGCGATGGACGGCGCTGCGGTCGAGGCGAAGAAGCTGCGCGAGCGGGCCTGCGCCGCCGAAGCGGGCAAGGACGGTGGCGGCGGGGTCAACCGGGGGCATGGGGGATAGGTAGATCGTCCTCCGCTCGCGCCACAATGCACTATTTTCTCGTGAAGTGGTTGACCCATCCAGAATTGCGGATTACGCAACACTATCCCCGGTATTCACAGCCATCCCCACGGACAGCCGGGGGAATCGAGGTGGGAGCCCTCCATGCCGACAGCCCGATCTGTGCGCAGACCGCTGCAGCGCGCCGAAACACCATGCTGACGATCGAGCAGGTCCGGGAAGGGCTCGCCCAGCCCGGCAAGTCGCAGAAGGGCCTGGCCGCGGCGATGGGTGTCGACAACAGCACCATAAGCCGAATGCTGTCCGGCAAGCGGCCGATGCGGGCCCACGAGATCCCGGTGATCCTCGGCTACCTGGAGGCAGGCTCCGCGGCGACGGGCGGACGCGCTGGCGCAATGCCGGAGATCGTCCAGATCGGCGGTGATCGATTCGCCATGCTGCCGGTCTACGACGCGACGGTATCGGCCGGTCCGGGGCGCGAGGCCGAGGATGCGCCGCCCTCCTACCGCATTGCATTCCGGGTGGACTGGCTGCGCCGCGCGGCGCGCGGGAACTTCGGCGATCTCGTGGTGCTGACGGTCGACGGCGATTCGATGGAGCCGACGTTGCGCCAAGGCGATACGGTGCTGGTCGACATGGGCCAGCAGCGGCCAGGCCAGAAGGACGGGATCTATGTGATCCGCACCGATGGCGGACTGCAGGTGAAGCGCGTTGCCGTGAACCCGACCAACGGGCGGATCAGCGTGATCTCGGACAACAAGGACCTGTATCCGACTTTCAGTGACATCCAGCCGGACGCGATCCACGTCATCGGGCGGGTGATCTGGCTCGGGCGCCAGGTCGGGATGTGAGGGCTGCGCGCTCGCTGCAATCAGTGCATTGCACGGGCGGTCGTCGATCTGGCAGCAGCGGGGCATGGCCCGCCTCGCCGCACAGCCCCCGAATCAGCATCTCCCGCCCCACCTCCGCGAGGTCTGCGACCTCCTCGCCCGCGGCCTGCTGCGGCTGCGCAGCCGCGCTGCCCAGGAAGTGGCGCGTGACTGCGCGGACCGCGGAGAGAG